CGCTGCTGAAAGACGTGCTGCAAAAGCAGTTCACCGCTGGCGGTGAGCCTGACGTGATCATGCTGGCCCCTGCTGCCAAGCAGACGTTCTCGTCTTTCACCGGCAACTCGACCCGCTTCGACAAGGGCGAAGACGCCAAGGTGGTTGCGTCGGTCGATGTGTACGTGTCTGACTTCGGTGAACTGAAGGCGGTTCCCAACCGCTTCCAAGCCACCCGCGACGTGTTTACGCTGCAAACCGACAAGCTGGCTGTGGCCTACCTGCGCCCCTTCCAGACCGTCGAACTGGCGAAGACCGGCGACAGCGAGAAGCGCGAGCTGATCGTTGAATACACGCTGGAATGCCGCGCCCCCAAAGCGCACGGCGCCATCTACGACATCTCTTGATGTTGGCGGGGGCTTCGGCCCCCGTTCTGGTTTTTCACTCTCAACGCTGAGAAGCGCCGGAGTCTTTTATGTCGAACACCTTCAACGGTGGTTTCATCACGGTCACCAAGACCGGGGCGACCGTCACCACAGCGGCCACCACGGCACGCATTACCATGCCCACGGACGCAGCAGGCAACCTTCCCCGCTATGTGCGCATCGCTGCCACGGCTGAAAGCTACATCAAGCTCGGGGATTCGACGGTCACCGCGACCGCGAACGACATGCTTGTTCAGCCTGCCGACGCTGCAATCCTGGCAGTGAACGGCGCGACCAACATCGCATACATCCAAGGTGGCGCGGCTGCCAAGGTGAACATTGTCCCGTTGGAGAACGTGTGATGCGCACGGTCATCAATGGCATGGGTGGTGTGCAGTCGGTGATTCAGTTGAACTCCGATGGTTCGCTGACGACTGGCACGGTTCAAGACTGCACCGCCATTGCTGAACACTGCAAGGCCATGCACAACGAGGGCCACACGGGCACCAAGGATTTGCGCCTTGCTGCCAAGTTGCCCGAGGTGCTGGTCGAGAAGTATTGCAACGACCACGGCATCACCTTCCGCGATTTCCTGCGTGATCCTGTCCATGCCCGTCGCATGGTTCAAGACCCCGCGAATGATGCGTTTCGCATCTGGAAGGGTGCTCTGTGAGTTTGGCGAACTACACCGACTTGCTGGCGTCGATTGCAAATTGGCTGAATCACCCATCCGCGACCGCAAGCATTCCCGATTTCATCACGCTGGCCGAAGCCCGCATTGCTCGGGATCTGCGTTTGCGCTCGCAAGTGGCTGCGCTAACGCTGACCACGGTTGCAGGCACTCAGGGTGTGGACCTACCTGCCGGGTGGTTGGAGTTTGAAAACCTCACGGTGGTTGGCTCGCCTGACGCGCAGTTGAACTACGTGAACATTCAGCACTTGGACACGAAGTTTCCAGCGAATGGCTACTCGGGCAAGCCGGTGGTTTATTCGGTCGAGGGCAACCAGGTGTTGTTCGGGCCTGTGCCTGATGCGGCCTACTCGATCTCGGTGCTGTACTACAAGCGTTACGACGCTCTGAGCGTCACGCCTACAAACTGGCTGCTGACCAATCACCCAGGCATCTACCTGTTTGCCGCGCTGTGTGAGTCGGCCCCATTCCTGAAGGACGATGCCCGCGCTTTGGTGTGGGAGACGAAGTACAAGCGCGACCTTGATGCACTGACATCCTCTGATGAAGATGGGCAATTCTCGGGCTCTGTGCTGAAGGTGCGCACGGTATGACGCCCCTGATCGGCTTCTCGCCCGACGCTGAACCCACGACACCGGGCGCCATCGTTGACGCCTCCAACATCGTGCCGTATGAGGCAGGCCTGAAGGGTGCGCCCTCTGCTGTGTCGGTTGGATTGCCTGCTTTGGCTGCTGATTGCCGTGGCTCTGCTGTGGTGCGTCAATTGTCGGGCTCTAGCCGGATGTTCGCGGGCACCTCGTCGAACATGTACGAGGCGAGCCCTACGGCTTGGTCTTCGGTGGGCTCTGGTTACTCGCTTGGATCTGATGACCGTTGGATGTTCGCGGGCTTTGGTGATTCGGCTTTGGCGACCAATGGCAGCACGGGCCTGATTCGCTCCAATGGTGCGGGGTTTTCTGCTGTGGCTGGCGCCCCGAAGGGTAAGTGCATCGCATCGGCTCAGGGCTTTGTCTTGGTCTTCAACACCGACTACAGCCCCGATGCTTGGCACTGCTGCGCCCTGTACGACGAAACGTCTTGGACGCCCTCTATCTCGACGCAGGCGGCACGCGGGCGGCTGGTTGAGGGGTCAGGCGGCATCACTGCTGCAATGCGCTTTGGTGACCAGATCGTGGCCTACAAGAGCCGCGCTTTGTTCTTGGGTTACTACTCGGGCGGCGACGTTGTATGGACATGGCGGAATGTCTCGTTCGATGTGGGTTGTGTTGGTGTTGATGCGGTGGCTGATACGTCGATTGGTCACATCTTTGTGGGTTCGGACAACATCTACCACTTTGACGGCACCCGCCCTGTTTCGATTGCAACGGGTGTGGTTCGTCAGTGGTGGCTTGATAACTCGTCTGCTGAGTACCGCTACAAGACAAAACTGCTTTGGGACCGCGACAACTCGCTTGTGTGGGTGTTCTTCCCTTCGTCTTCGTCATCTGGTGCGTGTGATGACTGCATCGTGTTCCACACGACGACGCGCCAATGGGGCCGGGTGAACATGGGTGTTGAGACGGTGGTGAACTATGTCACGCCGCCGATCACTTACGACTCGGGAACCCCGCTTGTCACAAGCTACGACAGCGGCCCGGCCATTGCGTTTGACTCGCCTTTCTGGCTGGCCTCGAAATCGAACCCCGCAGCGTTTGGCACTGACCATGTGCTCGACACGTTGACCGGCATTCCCGGTGCTTGGTCGATCCGCTTGGGCGACTTTGGCGACGAGACACAGTGGAGCTACTGCGCTGATCTGCGCATGCGCTTTGCCCTCAAGCCTACGGTGTTGACCTGTACGCCCATTACCAAGGCCACCAGCGGCGATGCTGCTGTGTATGGCTCTGCTGCGAGCTTTGATGGCTCGAAATTCCCGCTTCGTCAAACCTCGCGGTTTCACTCGTTCCTGATCCAAGGGCAGGGCAACGCGAAGTTCTCGGCTGTAGCTCCGACATTCCGCGAGGCTGGCACGCGATGAGGCTGAACGACGATCCCCGCTTGCCCTCCGGTGGGCAGATGCTGGTCATCAAGCTGACCGATCTGTTCCGCGAAATCATCCGCGCATTGAATGACGTGATCAGCCGGACTGATACGCCGATCACTGCCGCCTCAAGCGTGACTGTGACCGCTTCACCTTTCACCTATGCCGCGCCCTCTGATGGCTGTGTCGCTGTGGTTGGTGGCGCGGTCACGGATCTGGCCTACGGTCGGCAAGGTGCGTTTACGACGATCAGCGGCGGGCTGGTTCCCGTCAAAAAGGGCGACTCTGTGCGGATCACGTACACCGTTGCCCCGACTGTGACTTTCATCCCCCAATGATCGAACTTGTATTTGTCCCTCGTGAGTTCGTTGGGAAGGCTTGGCGCGATGGCGCCTCTCGTGTGGCTGAAGCCTGTGCGTTCTCGTGCGGGGAGATTACCGGCGATCAGTTGAAGTCAGCCTTGCTGCGTGGTGAGCGCACCTTGGTGGACATGCGGTGCGATGGCGCAAATGTGGGGTGGGGTGTAGTGAGGGAAGACGTCTTGCCCAACTGCCGCGCCTTGATGGTCACAGACATGGCGACTACTGGCGAGCATGTTCACGGCTGCTTTGAGAAGCTCAAAGAGATTGCAACGGCTCGCGGCTACGACAAGTTGAGGTGCGCAGCCGATGAGGTGCGCGAACGGTTTTACCGCAAAGAGTGCGGGTTGAAACGTGCTTACGCAATTCTTGAGGTGGACCTATGAAGACATTGACGATTGAACAGGCTCGCATGGTTGCGGGCGCCGGTGGCGGTGGCGGGGATCAACAGTCCAGCACGCAGCGGCTCATCCCTGACGAGTTGAAGGGCGCGGCCTCTGCCTATTCGGGCATGGTGACAAACCTCGCAGACCGCCCATTCCAAGCCTACGCGGGGCAGGGCGTGGCCGATCTGAACGGCATGCAAAAGCAGGCCATGCAGTTGACGCAGAACCGGGCGTTGAATGGCTCGCCAGTGATGGATCAAGCCAATCAGACCTTGACCGGGTTCATGCAGGGCGGGCAAACGAATCCCTATCTCGACCAGATGGTGAACAAGGCGCAGCAGTCGGTTGCGCAGAACTTCAACACCATGACCAAGCCAGCTTTGGAAACGGCAGGCGTCAACTCTGGATCGTTCGGCAACTCCGGCATTCAGGAGCGCATGGGTTTGCAGCAAAAGGCGGCGGCGCAGCAGATGGGCGACATTGCCACGAGCATGTACGGCAACGCCTACAACACCGACCAGTCGAACAAGATGCAGGCGCTTGGCATGGCCCCGACCTTCGGCAATCAGG